GTCTTCCGCTTTTCGAGGATCTCCTCGTCGTCGTCGGCCTGAGCTTCAGCGGCTGCCGGAGCCGACTCCTTGATCAGGCCGATTTTGCGGAAGTCTTCTTCGAGAGTGGTGACGACGATCGGGTTTCTCATTGGGGCATCTCCTCAAGGCGTCAAGTCAGACGCGTAACTGTTTTCGCCACGAAGGCACCGGCAACCTCAAATGAGGCTACCTCGGAAGCGACAGAATCGAACACCTTGGCGATCCGGTCAACAGAACCGAACTCGGCCACGGCCTCGACCACGAACTCTTTCACTTGCGTGACGTCGGAAAGCAGGTCCGAAGCAAACGCCTCCAACGAGGCAATCGCTTCCTCCCCACCGGCCTGAATTGCTTGTTCGCGGACAAGGCGGATGGCGTGGAGCGCCGAAGTCGCTGTCGCTTCAACCGCCGACAGGCGGGAAACGAGGTGCTGGATGTCGTCGTGAACGAGGGGTTTGAAACCCTCCAACTCCGAAGCCGTCGTCGAGCCGTCGTAGAGGCGCTTGAACTTCGCGGAAAGCGGAGCCGGGAGCTTGTCTTCGCCGAGGAACTTCTGCACCTTCTCGGCGCGGTCGTTCAGCGTGACCCGCCAGAGACGGTCGGCGCGGCTCTCCGCGAATGACTTCAGGATGTCCTCGTCCGACATCGCAGCTGCGTGGTCGACGAGGGGTGCGAGAGCCACGATTTTTTCGTTTGCTTGGCCGATCAGACCGCGCAGAAAGAGGTCCGCAGCTGCACGGGCCTCCTTTCGGATGAAGCGCTGCAGGTTCTTCTCGGTCACGACCGTGAGGTCGACATCGCTCGTTCCGGTGAAGTGGACCTCACCGGCCTCGCTCATGGAGTAGCGGAGGCGCGAAATTTCGCTCTCACCGACGAGCACGAGGGCGGAGTCGGGGAAAACTCCCAACAGCTGCACGCCCCTGCCAGAAAAAAGCTTGCTTGCTTCAGTCTTCAGCGCATCCGCAATCCGTGAGGTCGTGACTTGAAAAGAGCCTGCCAAAAGTCCGGCAAGTTCAATCGAAGGGACATGGGGGAGAACGCTACGGGTCATCGGGGCCTCACGCTATCGAGGGACTGGAGGGGCGTCAAGGACACCTCTTGGGTCATCGCGACCCTCGGTGGTTGAGATCTCGGAGAAGACCTCCGATTTCGCGCAAGCGCAACTCCAGACCTCGGTCGGCCTTCAGTATTGCGTCGAGCTTGGCTTCGGCCCGCTTTTCAGCTGCAGGGTTGCGACCTTCGTTCAGTTCTCGGTCGGAGAAGCCGCTCCGCGTCGGGATTCCTCGACGACGAGCTGCGTCACGCGAGCTTGTGAGCGCTTGCTGGATTCTGTTGGGCTGTCGAGCTTCTGCCGGAGGACCATACGGGCCCTCTTCAGGAGGGGCTTCGCCCGGAGGAGCTTCCATCGGAGGGAGCGGAGGCGCGAGAATGTCTTGAGCGGCAGCTTGGTTTTTCGCGTCGTCGGCGGACTCCCCGCTGCGCTCTTTCTTGATGACGGCAATTTCGTCCTCGGACAGGCCGAAGACGTTGGAGAGGATCCACTGCAGCGAGACGAAGTCGCGCATGCGCGCCGCGAGGTCTGCCTTGGCGGTGCGGACTTCCATCTGCGCCAGCTCGAAGATGGCAGACGGCACCGTCATGTTGATGTCGTAGTCGGCGGCGTACGGGTCGATCTTCAGCGCAGACAGGTGAACGCGCGCAATCTTCCGGAGCCCGTTCTTCAGCTCCCGCTGGATGCGAAGGACAGTGCGCGCGAAGCGGACGTCTTCGCTGGAGAGGACGGCGCGAGCGACGCCGGACTCTTGCCCGAGGTACGCCTTGGGCACCTTGATGGCCGAGAACAACTTGTCGCGGAAGTACTCGATGTCGTCCATCGCCTGCCACTGCGGAGCACCGAGGGTCTCGATGCGCGTGGAGTCAACGCCCTTCCGGGTGGGAACGAAGAAGTCTTCGTCCTGCGAGAGAGCATCGAACTTCAGGTTCAGTTTGCCCGTGCCCGGGTCCACGAACCGCTTCTTCCGAAAATTCTGGCGGACCCGGTTCACGAAGGCGAGGGCTTCTGGGGGCGGAAGGTCGCCGACGTCGACGTAGAACGCGAAGCGCTCCGGGGCCCGCTGGAGGCGGTACACGAGGGCAGCGTCCTCCAGCAGCATGAGGCGCTTCCAGATCCACCGTGCAGCTTCGAGGGCCGAGTGCCCGTAGACGGAGCGGCGTTCCTTGCCGCGCAGGCGGAAGTGAACGACCTCCCAGCTCTCAAAGGCCGCGACAGGCTGGTTCTGGGGGTCCGTGTTCACCGTCAAGTCGAACTTTGCAGACAAGGTGCGCTGGAAGTCATTCGAGGTGAAGTCGAAGCGCCCCTTGAAGTCCTGCATGAAGCCGATCAGGTCTCCCTTCGGCGTCTCCAGCCGTCGCACCGTTGGGGGAGGCAGGTAGTTGATGCCCCGCACCCCGTCAGCGTTGACGAGAACCTCCTCGTAGTCGTTCCCGTATTTGCACAAGGTCCGCGCAATTTCCCAGATCTCCTCGTCCATACGAAGCGTTCTATTGAACAAGTCATCGAGGTTGTTTTGCAGCGTTTTGTCGGCAGACGTGATCCAGATGGTCCGGTGCAACACGGAGTCCGGTTGGGTTGCGTCGTCCGCAAGGATGTCGAGGGCGGTGGCGATTTCACCGTAATCGTCCATCTCCTCATAGTCCGCAAACCGGAGCAGGAGGTCGGTGTCGAGGCGCAGGTAGTCGGTGAGGGCGTCGTACCCCACGCCCGACATCAGATCGATGGCGCTGGAGTCTCCGCCGTCACGGTCCCCGGTGGCCCCCTTCGCCAGCTGGAGGTTCGCCTGATCCTTGTCGCGCCGGAAGGCGGACGAGATTCGCTTGGCGACGTCGTCAGCGAAACCCATCAGCCTCTCCCTTTCAGCGTGGCCAAGAACGCTCCTGAAAACTCAGCCGGGTTCTCGGCGAGGGCCTTTGACATCTGTGTCGCGACTGATTCCGCGAGAGAACTCATACGCCAGAAGTCCGCAGGACGCATTCCTTGTTGCTCCAACAGCTCACAAAAGCGCTCTGCGACCACCACAGCCACGTCGGTCAGCGCGATCGAGGCCGGGAAGTCTTTGGCGAGAAGCTCGGTGGTTTCACGCTGCTCTTTGGTCGCACGGATGAGGATCAGCCCCTCGTCCCCGCCGGAGACCCACTCTTTGACGATGAGGGCGTCCAGTTCGTGTCGCAGATGGTCGACTTTGGTGCTCATCCGCGCCCACCTGTGTTGCTGCCTCGGAAGAAAGGCAAGGGTTCCCACTTCTCTGCGCCGGAAGACCCGGCTCCGGCCTGCCCTTGGTACTGGTCCGTCATCCAAGAGTCTCCTCCTGTAGCGGATTGACGGAGAATCGGAAGCGGGGTCGTCAGCTGTTGCTGCGACAGGGTCCACACCACACCCGCAAGCGCGTCCGCGCAGTCTTTGGAGCCTCGGCTCGGGTGATCGATTTTTCGTCGGCGGTAGTCCCGTTGGAGCTGCCGAAGCTCGGTCTGGAGGGTGGCGTGCTCGTACATGAACACTCGGTCCTCGTAGAACGCGGTTTTGAGGGCCTCGTAGGGTTCCGTGCTGGTGTCGACCGAGACGATCTTCGCGTTGAAGCCCTTCTGGTTGAGCTGCTGCACCAAGTCCGTCGACTGGTAGGAGTCCGTCGAGACGGACGTGATGGTGTACCCGTGCTGGGCCAGCTCGTAGATGAGGCGGCGCACGTCGCCGAGGATGATTTCGTCTCCGGGCGGCGGAGTCACCCGAAGCATCAGGTCGACCACGAAGACGGGGGCCCGCTCCAGATGCTGCTCGCCGTTCGGGCCCCGGCGGACCACGTCTCGAAAACTGGCGATGTGCGCCATGCAGAGGCCAAGCGCGTCGTGTCGTAGCCCGATGTCGATGTGAACGTGGCGCATCGCGTTGGGGCTGATGATGGGTCTCATCACGTCGGTCTGGCCGCGCATCGAGGGGTCCGGCGTGAGCCGGACAGCCTTCTCCCACACGAATTGACCGCC